TGGACCGCAACACCTGCGAGCAACTGTTTTTATCTTGCTTGGGCTGGCTGTACTTCGCTGTCTGCTACGAGCGTAGAGAATATCCTCAACAGCATCGCTACCTCTGGCAGGTCTCCATCTGGTACCGACACTAGCGCCACCATCACCATCGACTACAACGCCAGTAGCGGCACGCCAAGCATCAGCTCAGCAGTAAGCACTCTCAAGTCTCGCGGTTGGATCATTGTTCTTAACGGTGTGACGCAGTAAATTCCAGCCCCGTGCGATTAGTCGCAATGTCTACCACTGCTGAATCATGACCCTCGCCACCTCGCTACGCGCCACTGCATCAAAGCTGATGGCAAAATTCGGCGGCACCGCAACCATCCGCCGTGTTACCACTGGGACGTACAACCCCGCTACCGGCACCGTCAGCGAATCCGCCAGTGACACAGCCGTGCGTGGCGTGCTGCAAGACGTGAACCTACGCGAGGTGAATGATCTGATCCGCGCTACGGATAAGCGGCTGCTGATTGCCGCGGCCGACCTAGCGGCAGCGCCAACGACTGCGGATGAGGTGATCATCACCGGCGCCACGTATCAAGTGATCCGCGTGGATACGATTGAGCAGGACAATACAGCGATCACCTACGAGTTGATCCTACGAGGCTGATCATGGCGCGCAACATCCGGCTAGCAGATATGGGCAGCTACGTGGAGCGCAATATGGAGAAGTTGTTGCGTAATGCTGTGTTGGAGACTGACACGCAGCTCAAGCTGGCCAGTCCAGTTGATACCGGCCGGTTTCGCGCTAGCTGGCAGGTGGGGGAGAATGCAGCCTCAAATTACGACGCCGGCCCGCAGCAAGCGCCGGTCAACTCAGACCGTAGCTTGACTGATCCGCCGGTCAAGCCGATGCCCGAGATTCGGCGCTTCAACTACGGGCAAGAAACCTTGGGTAACATCTACAGTGTGCACAACAATCTGCCTTACGCGGAACCGCTGGCTAACGGCAGCAGCAAGCAGATGGAAGCTGGCTGGGTGCAGGTTGCCGCGAAGAATGTCCAAACCTTCGTCCGTCAGCAAGCTGATCAAATCGCCCGGCAGTCATGAGCTACAACACCATCCGCGCTGCTATTGAAGGCCGGCTCGCCACCGAGATGGCACGCAGCCCGAGCTATCAGGTCAGCTATCAAAACGTGCCGTTCACGCCACCAGCTGATCGGCCGTGGTTGCAGACCTTCATCCGCTTTGGTGATAACAACTACGCCACGTTGCGTACGATCAACCGGCAGACGGGAACGCTTGTAGTCAATGTATTCACGCCGCAGGGGCAAGGTACAGCGGCGAACTACACCATCGCCGAGCGTATTCGCGCGCTATTTGACCGGCTGACGTTATCCGGCATCATCTTTGATGCAGCATCCGGCCCAGCGCAGGTGACGCCAGCATCACCGGAGCCGTACTACCAAACGCAGGTTACTGTCACCTTTGAAGCCTATCTAGACTGAAGTAGCCACTACCGTTCATTACAATGGCTGTCACTGTCTTGTCCGGTACGTCCGGCGCTCTTTACTACAAACCCGCCGGCACGGTCGGCACCTTCGGCACTGCTGGTGTTGATACCACCGACGATGAGATTACCGTTGCGCCATACCTTGGCTTTCGCGTTGGTGATCCGGTTGTATTCTCGGTCGTCAACTCACAGACTGGCGGCACCGGCACCGGCACGCTGCCTGCTGGCTTGACTGCTAGCACCACCTACTACGTGATCGCGTACACCGCTGCGACTGGTGTGCTCAAGGTGTCTGCTACCGCTGGCGGCACCGCCGTGGATCTGACCAGCGGCGGCACCATCACTAGCCCCAACGAGTTCCAAGTGGCTTATGCCGAGTTCGCCGCTGTGGGCCAAGTGCAGTCTTGGAGCTTTGAGATCAGCCGCGCTGAAATCGACGTAACCACCATCGGTCAGCCGGTTGGGCAGTATGCACCATTCCGTGCGTATATCCCTGGCTTTGCTGATGGCTCCGGTAGCGCCACCATCTACGTCACCAATGAGGACAGCAACCTCGCCAACCGCATGGTGGAAGATGTGCTGTACCGCCAGCAGATCGGTTGTGCGTTCAAGCTCTACAGCGACAAGCAGTCCTCCGAAGCACTGAGCCGGTCGATCGCAATGGATGCAGTGCTGCTCAGCGCAAGCCGTAGCGTCACCCCCGATGATGCGCAGCAGGTTGAGATCAGCTTCCGCCCAACCGGAATGCCGACCTTCGATTTCAGCACCTCGGCCTGATACACTGAATGCGGTGAGGACACGGCCCCGGCAATGCTGGGGCTTTTTTGTGGCTTATACTGCAGGCACTGAACCATGATTTATGGCTGGCTCTGCACTTTCTCGGCTCAAGAAAGCAGCAAACCTTGAACCCACGAAGCGGACGGTAACGCTGTCGGATGGGTCTGAATTTGTGCTGTATGCCACGCCGCTGACGATGGCGGAGCGCGAGCGTGCGCAGAAGATGCCGGGCGGTGATGATGCCAATGGCTTTGCGCTGAACCTGCTGGTGACCAAGGCAATGGATGAAGCCGGCCAGCGGTTGTTTTCGGCTGGTGAGATGGCGGAGCTGCGTAATGAGGTAGCCGACGCTGACCTTCAGGCGCTGATGCTTGCTGTAATCCAGAACCCGGAGGAGGAGGCCACAGATATGAAAAGAGCTGAAAAGGGAGCTAAGTAAGGATAATTTACTGCTGTTGCAGCTGAACGTAGCCCATGAGCTTGGCTATACATTGGCTAGGCTCAATCAAGAGATGACATTAGAAGAACTCTTGCTGTGGTCTGCGTTCTATGAACTGCGCAATGAGGAGCAAGAAAAGCGCATGAAGCGGCGCCGGTAGACTGCTGGTAATAGGAGGGTGCGGTTGTGAGCGTAATTGCGAACGTTGCTATTAACGTTGACAGCCGCAACGCCGTCAGCAAGCTACGTGAAGTCCAATCGCAGTCGCAGCTGACTGAGCGTGCAGTTCAAGGGCTCACAAGTGCTTTCGCAAGCCTCACAGCAGCCTTCGGCGCAGGTTTCGCGATCAGCAAAGTTGTTCAAGACGTAAAAGAGCTTGACACGAATTTGCGCCGGCTTGGCACGGTTGGCGGCGATGTTGCCGCGTTGGATAAAGGGCTGGGAAGGCTAAGCCGCAACCTAGATGGCGTCGCCAGCAAGGCAGAGTTAGCAGCCGCTAGCTATCAAGCACTGTCGGCGGGTTTCACTGAAACCGGCGCCAACTTGCGGCTTGTGGAGGCTGCCACAAAGGCCGCAGTCGGCGGATTGGTTGATGTCACCAGCGTAGTTGAAGTTACAACCAAAACGCTCAACGCCTACGGGATGAGCGGTTCGCGTGCCGCTGAGGTAACGGACAGCATCAGCAAGGCGATTGAATTCGGCCAGGTGCAATGGTCGGATTACACAAGCCAGCTCGGTCGCGTTGCATCCATTGCCGCAATCGCTGGGGTCAGCCTAGATGAGGTAAACGCCTTTATCGCAGCTGCTACCAAGAACGGTGCAACGGCCGAAATCGCGTTCACTGGCCTTGGCGCCACGTTGAACACACTGCTGCAACCAACCAAGGAAAGCCAAGAAGCGGCGGCGGCACTAGGCATTGAATGGAACCTCGCCGGCTTGAACGCCAAAGGTTTTGATGGTTTGCTGGCTGAGCTAGCCAAGAAGCAAGACACAAACAAGGAAGCGGCGGCAAGGCTGCTTGGCTCACAGGAGGCAATGCGTGGCGTATTTGCCGCTAACGCAAAGGCTGGTAAAGACTTCCAAATGATTCTGGAAGGCTTACAAGGTGCTGCCGGCAAAACAGAGAGTGACTTCAATCAAATGAAGGACACTCTGGAAAATCAGCTGAAAGCTCTAGATACGGCATTTAAGAATCTCAGCGAAGCTCTTGGTGTTGTCTTTGGACCTGCAGCGATTGATGCTATTGGCGGTGTCACTGATGCCGTTAATGGCTTTGCTGATATCATCAAAACAATCCCGGAGCCGGTTGGTAAGGGCGCACTGGAAATCGGCAAGCTAGTGGCGCAGGTCATCCTGCTGCAGAAAGCCATTCAAGGCATCATCGCGCTGCGGCTTGCGCTGATTGGGATGCTGACTGCTACGGCAACATCTGCCGGCACAGCAGCCGCCGCTACATCGGGCCTCACGATGAACATGCGCTACCTGCAAGGATCAATGGTGCAAGCCAATGCAGCGGCGTCACCATTGCTTGCAACGTTGCGGACCATTGCGGCGTTTGGTGTCATCACTGTTGGCATTAACCTCATCGTCACCGGACTGCAAGAGGCGCTCACTGCAGCGGCGGAAGTTCGCCGGCTGCGTGGTGAGCGCGCTGCTGGCGGCGCAGCTGCTATCTACGGCGGCAGCGCAACGGCTGATCAAAAGGCGGCCGCAAAGCAAACTCTGGCGGCTGTCCGCAAAGAGCAGCAGCGTTACCGCGACCCTGGCACTGTTGCCGCGCAAACGCTGCTGGGACCATTGGCGCCGGTGTTTGGTGTGCCAACCACGGCGCAGGCCGGCAGGCGCAGGCCGGTGCTTCAAGAGCGTGCGCGACGCGCTGAAGCGGTGCTAGGGCTGCCCACGCGTGCGGCTGCGGCGGCTGCTCAAGTTTTACCGCCAACACCGCAGCAACCCACGGCTGACGGGGGCGATGGCGCTGGACGCAAGAAAGGCAAATCCGAAGCGGAGAAAGCCGCCGAGAAAGCCGCACGCGAGGAAGCGCAACTCCAATCTCGGCTCCGTGGCTTGCAGATTGAAACGCAAGGCACATTGCAGCTTGCGTTGATCAAAGGCAAGATCGCCGAAGCCGAGATGGCCGGCAATAAGGAGCTGGCGATCCGCTTGCAAGGTGAACAGCGCAACCAGCAAATCTTGATAGACCTGCAGCGCTCAATGGAGGGCGTCACCGACGAACGCGAACAGCAAGCATTGCTCGCCAAGGCGCAGGCTGATTTGGAATCGGCGGGGATGGATACAGCCGCAGAGATGGAGCGGCTGATGCAAGACCGCACCAAATCTGTTCAAGATGTGATCAGCGGACTTGAATTTGAGAAAGCCAAAATGCTGGCTGCGACCGATGTGCAAAAGCAAGCTATACAATTCCTAGAAATTGAAAACCAGCTCAAATCGCAAGGTATCACACTCAGCGATGAGCAAGTGGCCGCTATTCGTCGCATTATCGCGGAAACCGCAAACCTAACAAAAGCGCAGCAAGAAGCGCAAGCCAAGTTGCAAATGGAAAAAGACTTGTATCAAGGCATTGCCGATACAGTGGTCGGTGGATTTAGCAGTGCGATTGATGCCGCCGTCAAGGGCACTGAAAGCCTTGGCGAGGCACTGAAAGGACTTGGAGCTGATCTGCTGCAAACGATTGGCAAGATGCTGATCATGTACGGCATTGCGCAAGCGCTAGGCGCATTGGGCGGATCTGACGGCGTAGGTGTCTTTTCTTTTCTTGCTAAAGGTTTTGGATTCAAGGCCGCAAAAGACGGTGCCTATTGGCCCGGCGGATTTGAGGCTTTCGCCGATGGCGGCGTTGTCAATCGTCCAACGATGGGACTGATCGGCGAAGGCGGCGAACCAGAGTACGTCATCCCTGCCAGCAAGATGCGTGGTGCTATGGCGCGGTACTCCAATGGTGCACGCGGTGATGCGGTAATCCCCAGCAGTGGCGCTGAGCCGGCAGCTGGTGGCGGTGGGGCTGCAGTCGCGGCGCCGATCGACGTGCGCTACACCGTGGAGCGCATCAACTCTGTCGATTACGTCACCGCTGATCAGTTCCAACGCGGTATGGCGCAAGCGGCAAGCCAAGGCGCTAAACAAGGTGAGCAGCTCGCCATGCGCAGGCTGCAGCAGTCCGCATCAACACGTAGCAGGCTTGGAATCTGATGGACACGACCTATTCGCTAGCGAACTACCTCAACATCCGCTCGCCAGACTCCGGCACTGTTTATCGGTTCCAGAACTTTTACATCGGCGAGGACGCGTACTTTAAAAATATAGAAACCGGAGTTACCAACACCTTCGGCTTCCTGCCGTTTGGTTTTAGTGGTGTCACTGTCACCAAAGCGGCTGACAACGAGCCTGCATCATTGATATTCCCAAACAATGCACTAACTCGTGCATGGATTGAGATTGCAGTGCGTGACTACTGGATTTGCAATGTCAGAACAGTGCTGGTCAATCCAAGCAACAAAAACGACTACCGCTTGTTGTCGCGGTACTTCTCGCAAATTGTGGCCGCCAGCTGGGATAACCAGGCAGTCAAGCTAGAGCTGGCATCTGTGCTCGATGCTGTTGGCGTTGACCTGCCGCGCAAGCGCTTGACCCAGCAGCTGGTGGGTAGTCTGCCCGTTACAGCCAATGTGCGCTTTTGATGCTCGACTTGATTGGCTTGCCGTATGAGCTTGGTGCGCACCCCAACAGCGGCAAAACCGACTGCATCAACCTGGTCTATGAGGTGCGCAGCAGGCTCGGCTTAAGTTGCCCGCCATTGCAAGCTGACTGGTACACCGCATCGCGCATTACCGTTTTGCGTGCGCTGCTGACATGGGGCGGTGAAGTAGACAGTTCCTTGTACGATGGTGATGTGGCACTTGCGTCACAAAGCGACTGGGCTTTTGGTGTCGTATGGCAAACGGGGATCCTGCAGATCAGCGAGCTGTCAAAGGCGGTTGCATGGTTCCCGTTGGCAAGCAAGCCAAGCCGCTGCCGCTTCTTCCGTGGGAAAAGCAACTAATTGCAGCCTTGGGCTGCAGTGAAGAGGATTATCACCAGTTCATCCGCGAGCTGCATCGGCGTGCTGTGGTGCGCCCGGCTGCGTATGAGCTGGTGCCGGAAGCGACTAATACTGGTGCTGAGATTATTGCAATTGTCAGCCTCGTCGTCGGCGTTGCATCTACAGCCGCTTCGTACCTGCTAGCGCCAAAGCCGTCGCAGCCATCAGCGCCGGATCAAGAGCGAATCCGAAGGCAAGCGAATGTCACCGGCCCGCAAAGCTTCACGCCAACATACGGCTTCAGCTCACAGCAAAAGCTGGCCGAGTACGGCGCGCCAGTTCCAATCGTTTTTACCAAGCAGCAGCTTGTAACAGACGATCTGGGTGAAACCTATTACGCAGGCGGCGTGCTGATCTCGCCGTTGCTGGTGTGGAGCCGTATCAAAAGCTTTGGCAGCCATCAAGTTATTGAGCTGCTGATGGTTGCCGGCCAAGCGCCGATGGAGCGTGCTGATGTTGCCGGTATTTTCATCGGCAACAATACGCTCGATGCAATGCACGATGAAAGCTACCAGTTTTATTACACTGGCGGCTTCGATGAAAACACAAGCAGCAGGCTTGTTGGCAGAAATCTGCGATACGGCAAGCTAGCGCAACCACCAGCAGTTGCAGCTGATCAAGAGGCGTTTTTCTGTCCCACGCGTCTCGGCGGCGGCCGACCTGGTTTTTCGCATACCTATACGCCAACATCAAACACCAAGTTTGGCGTTTATGCAGCGGTGCCAAATGGCACGCCATATCGACTGAACTGGGAAATTATCAGCGTCACTGAGCTAGAAGGCAAGGATCGCGATGCTGCACGCGAAGAAGCAGCCAAGCAATACCGCATCGTGGCGCAAGCCGACATGGATACTGTGCTCGGTGGCGAAGATCTATTCCGTCCCTACAACAGCGGGATGCCAGGCGTTGGTCGCAACTACGCAAGGCACGTCGGCGTCATTGAACACAACGGCTATCGCGTGCCATCGCCTGACACGGAGCAAGGCACTGGTACGCGAATTCGCACCGTCAATAAAGGCGATACGATCCGCATTGTTGTTGGTTACGGCAGGCAAGACCGGAAACCTACGTGGTCACAAGATGCCCCCACACGCGGCACTAACGTCAATACCGAGGACGTTAGAAGCACTACAGACAACGAAAATGTTACATACGATGCCCGCTTTAAGCTCGGCACGTATTTCTTGATTGGGCGCTGCTTGTTCCGCGTCATCCAACGCAGCGACCATGTTTATGAACCAGGCATCACTGGCCATGTTGATGTAACGCTTGAGTGCATCGAAACGTGGAGCCGACAGCAAAACAAGATCGGCATCGTCGGCATCAACAAAATTGAGCGCTCGGACTTTTTGGTTGGCCCCGACATCTCGGAAGCGTTTTTCCCAATCTGTCAGGTTGAACTAGCGAATGTCGTCAACAACAAAGATTGCGACGTTACTGAGCTGGGTCTGAAATCAAACGTGTGGCTGCGCTTTGATGGGATTTGCAACTTCAACGCAGTGCCAAACCCGGACACGTTGATCAGCAAAAACAGGAAGAAAATTCAGCTCACCACGTCATACAGAAACACCTATGGGACGCGCACGTCGTTCTTCAGGCTGTATGCGCGGCCGGCAAACGAAAACCCCGATGGGTCTGCGCAATGGGTTTTCCTGAAAACGTTCTGCGTCAAAGGCAGCGCACCGATTGATCAGTATAACTTCATCCGTATTTTTCACCCTAAGCGCGGACGGTACGAGTTTCGCATTCGCCCTGTAACTTCCGGTGAAGATGTATTTACCGGAACCGCCACTGACGCCAACTGGCAGCTTGACGCGACCGCACCTTATAGCGAAACAACGCTGGAGACCGATTACGGCACCTTTGTTGTCGGTGCGAAGTTTAGAACCATCATCAACAACTCAACGTGGCAGCTGAAAGAAATGATCGACAGGCCCAGCACTGTTGGTCAGCAGACAACTGTAACAATCAGCGGCAATAGCGACATTCCGCGCAGCATAAGTTACATCGGGTTGGTTGAATACGGCACAAATACTTACGCCAACAACTTTAAGGAAAGCAACGTCTGGTCAATCAAAGCTGGCCGTGATCCCTTCTATGACGGTCTCGGCGAAGGTGCTACCTACGATTTTGATATTGTTTACACCGACGGCGGGCAAGGAATCAGCGGTAACAGGGAAGTTACTATGCGCATCAGGTTGCGCTCTTATAGGCAGTATCGCTCTACCGCAAGTGATGGCCGAGATCTGTGGTGGCGCGTGGAAAGCGTCACGGTTGTTGCTGGCAGCGGTAATTGGCAAAACGGTGATGTCTTCAGGAAACGCCGGTTTTACGATGGCTTTGGAGCTGAATTTGAAACCATTTTCAGGGTTGATGGTATCCGAGAGGATGTCATCAGCATCCCGGCAACAATCGGCCGCAAGTTTGAAGAGTACCCTGGCATCGCTGAGGTGTCGCATTACGGTGACTTAATCAAGCACTCATGCGACGACGGCCCCGAGCATGAAATTGTTTACATCAACGAATCACTAGAAGAGCGGCTGATTCCGCAATATGAAAACTTGGCGATGGCCGGCTTGAAGCTGAAGTCTGGCTTTAACGTAAGCAACGTTGACCAGATGCACCTGTACATCAAGAACGGTGTCAACGTTGAGCTGTTGACTGATGGTGGGTTTGGACCCAGCAATCTGTTTACTGATCTTGCCTACTACCTGCTGACCAACAGCGACATCGGCGTTGGTGGCATCATTTCGCAAGAACTAATTGATCGCGAACAGCTTGCTGCAACCGGCCGTTACCTTCGCGCCAATGGCTTGTGGTTTGACGAGGCCATCACGCAAGGCATCAACGTGCGTTCATACCTTGCGAGCAAGGCGCCTTCTATGATGTGCAACCTCACAAGCAAGAATGGCGTATTTTCGATTGAGCCTGCACTGCCGATCAATGGCTCTGATGTGATCGACGGCACCGTGCGTGTTCCGATCAAAGCGATTTTCACTGATGGCAACATTATTGAGGACAGCTTCAGCTTGGATTACTTGGGGCTTGAAGAGCGCAAAATGTTCCAAGCTGTTGTGCGTTACCGCAAAGAACGACAGAACAAGTTTCCCGAAGAGCGCACCGTCAGCGTGCGCTACAGAGGCGACGAAGATAAGCCGATTGAAGAGTTCGATTTCTCGCACGTCACATCCACCAGCCACGCAATCAAGGCTGCCAAATACTTCTTGTCGCTGCGCAAGTACGTGACTCATTCGGTGACGTTCAAAACTTTGCCAGACGGCAACGCACTGCAGCCCGGCGACTGGATTAAGGTCGCAACAGCTGCTAGTCCTTACAACCCAGTCGCTAACGGTATCGTCAAGGCCGATGGCACCGTGGTTAGCACTGAGCCATTGGCTGCTGGGTCGTACTCGGTGTTCTACTGGGATCGCACCAGCAGCACCATCGCCGAGGGCACAATGGTGATTGCGGCCGATGGTACGTCAAACCTGAAGAACATTATTTTTTCAGTCAAGAGCAGCACCGAATCTAACTACTTGAACGTCTACCAGATTGAGGCTTTAGACATCGACCAAGACGGCATCGTCGGTATTAAGGCAACGGAGTTCCCGGTTGACAGTGCCGGCCGCAGTATCATTGCTCAAGACGTGACGCCGCGATCTGGGCAGTTTGACGTAATCGCTGACGTACTCGACTAATGCCTTACCCCACGCACAAACCAAGCAGCCGCAGCTTTGAAGCTGGCGATTACAGCTACAAGACGTTTAAGGCGCAAAGCGGCAAAGAGGTGCGCATCCTGTACGGCGACAAGCGCACAGGCATGACGCTGGAGCTTGGCTACGAAAACATCAAAGATACCGCTGCTGACGATTTCATCGCGCACTACGACGAAGTCAAAGGCGGCTTTGCGTCATTTACGCTGCCTGCCGCATTTCGCTCTGGGTGGACTGGTACGGCAACAGCAATCGACGTGCCTAGCGGCAACCAATGGCGCTACGCAGAGCCGCCAGCCATTACATCCGTCCACCCAGGCATCAGCAGCGTCAGGGTAAGGCTCGTCGGTGTACTCTGACGCTAAGCTGAGAACATCGCATAGGGTTCTGTCGTGGGCTTCTTTACAGGACGTACCGGGTCGCTGGTGTACAGCGGCAAGCCTGTCGCAAAAATCCGCGACTGGTCGCTGGATACGTCGCTAGAGCTGCTCAGCACCAATACGATCGACAGCGCAGTTAATACGTTTACGCCTGGCGTTAAGAGTGCCACCGGTAGTGCGACTTTGATGTACTACAGGCTGGAGTCTGGAGAGTCAGCCACCTACCAGCAGTTCACTGCGCTACTCAACCAAATCATGCGCGGCGGCGCCATCACTGAGTCGCATCGCGTTCTACTTGAGCTAAATGTAGGCGGTGGCGCAAAAGACGACATCCGCTTTTACGCCTACATCACCAACGCTCAGGTCAGCGTCAGTACAGGCGAACTGAGCGTTGTGCCAATCCAATTCACGATGGATGGCGATTTTGTTGACGTTGTGCAAGCCTAATGGCCGTCTTTCTTGGCACAACTGGTAACATCCGATTGCGCCGTGGTTCTAGTCAGAACTACGGCTCATTTTCGGATAGCATTTCGCCGGATGATGTCAACACGTTTTTAAACCGCCTAAGTTTTGACTCGGCGTTAGACAACCTGCTAACCGGCGACAGACTGGAGCTAAGCACTGACGACGCTCGCGGACTTGTCTGTTTTGCACCTGGGGCTTGGGATTCTGGCGTCGTAGAAAACAATATCAGCGCGTACATCAACGTCAACGCAGCGGGCGGTTTGCGCTTTTTCCCGTCATTTGAAGATGCCGTTAATAACGTACGCGCCAACGAGTTTTCGCTAGCTGCTTTTACCGGCAGTGCTCTTGCTGTTGACTACATTGTTCGCGACATACGTCATAACGTTCTCGGAAACGTAACTGGCTACACGTTTAATACCGATCGCGAATCCATTGATACCACCGCATTAAGCGATAAATTTAGGCAGCAATACAGCGCCGGTATTATTAGCGGCAATGGTAGTATCGACTGCCTGTTTGATTACAAAAGCACTGGCATCAAAGAAACGCCTTTGCTGATGCTGCAGCTGATCCAGCGTGTTGATATTGGCAGCGAATTTGACCTAGCGCTGTACGTCACGGATCGCAGCTTGGATTCATCGCTGACATCGGTTTACTACGAAATGACCGCGCTGGTTACGCGAGCTGGAATCACCCTTAATTCTGAAAACGCTATTGAGTGCACGATTGATTTTGTAACCACTGGCGAGGTCCGGCTTCTGATTGGCGAGCCAGCTGGTTACATCCTGAAGGAAGACGACGATCGCATCCGCCTGCAGCAGTCGCTTGACTTCCTGCTACAAGAGGTTGACGACTAGACTGACCCATATCCCTGAAATGGAGTTGGGCAGTGGCTGACCAGCGGATTACCCAGCTAAATGCACTGTCGAAGGCTGGGGTAGCCGCTACTGACGTACTGCCCATCGCCGACGTTTCGGCAAGCGAAACCAAAAAGGTCACTGCCAAGGATCTTGTTGCAGCTGGCATTGACCTTGTCGATAACGGCGAGATCGACCTTGCCAAGCTGGATCAAGCCAGCACTACCAAGCTCGGCACAACGGCGATTGCAGACGACGCAATCACCTACGCCAAAATCCAAAACGTCTCAGCGACCGACCGCCTGCTGGGACGCAGCAGTGCAGGCGCCGGCAACGTTGAAGAAATCCCGCTGACCGCCGCAGGCCGTGCGCTGATTGACGACGCAGATGCTGCAGCTCAGCGCACCACACTAGGGCTTGGCACTCTTGCAACGCAAAACGCCAGCAGCGTTGCGATCACAGGCGGCACCATCACAGGCGGCGCCATCAGTGGCATTACGGATCTCGCCGTTGCTGACGGCGGCACTGGTGCGAGCACAGCGGCCAACGCCCGTGTCAACCTTGGCCTTGAGATCGGCGTCAACGTCCAGGCGTACGACGCAGGTCTTGCGTCCATTGCCGGCTTGACTACCGGCGCAAACCAGACCGTTTACACGACCGGCACCGACACCTACGCGGTCACACCTTTGACCGCAGCTGGTCGCGCCCTGCTGGACGACGCCGATGCAGCCGCCCAACGCACAACGCTGGGGCTTGGGACGCTGGCCACGCAGAACGCCAGCAGCGTCAGCATCACGGGCGGCAATGCCACGCTTGGCACGGCTTCGATCACCTCTGCGACCATCAGCGGTGGTGCAATCAGCGGGATTACAGATCTTGCCGTTGCTGACGGCGGCACCGGAGCCAGTACCGCTGCAGATGCCCGAGTAAACCTCGGGTTAGCCATCGGCACTAATGTTCAAGCTTATGACGCAGGCTTGGCGTCTATTGCTGGCTTGACGACAGCGGCCGACAACATCATCTACACCACGGCAGCTGATACATACGCAACAGCGACGATCACAGCAGCAGGCCGAGCACTTATTGATGATGCCGATGCAGCTGCACAACGCGCCACGCTGGGGCTTGGCACAGTTGCGACTGCAAATCAGGTCAGCACATCTCAAATCCAAGATGACGCTGTAACAGCCGACAAGCTGGCTAATGAATCCACCGTTGATTTTGTAACAACTCTTCCCGCAACGGGTAACTACACCGGACAACTGGCGCGTGTCACAACCGACGACAAGCTGTATTGCTGGGACGGTGCTTCTTGGGTTGCCATCAAGGCAGCCGGTAGCATCAACAATATCGTCGGCGGCGGCACTGGTGTTGTCAATGTCACATCAACCATCAGCGGTGATACAGCAACGCTAAACACCACGCTCGATAACACCACTGCTGCTGGCCAGTTTCTTGCTGGTCCTACCGGCGCAGCTGGTGCCGTCAGTTACCGCACCATCGCTGCAGCGGATCTGCCGACTGCTACTGGCAGCGCCAAGGGTGCCGTGCAGGTCAACGGCAATGGTTTGACCTTAAGCGGCGACACGATCCAGATCGACAACACGGTTGCTGCCAATACCACTGACTACTTCTTGGTGCAGTACGACGCCAATGGCTTGGTGACAGGCGGGCGTGACATCACATCATCAGATTTGCCGCCTGCGACAAGCGGCACCATCGGCGGCGTCTATCCAACCAATGGCCTGTCGGTGTCAGTTGATGGCGCCATCGGCCATACCAACGTCGCAAGCACCGGCACCTACACCAAGGTCACAGTTGACGCGCAAGGGCATGTAACGCTCGGCAACACGCTGATTGCTGCTGACATTCCAGAGCTTGATGCCAGCAAAATTACGACTGGCACATTTTCAAGCACACGCCTTGCGCCTAATAGTGTCACTGCACAGCAGCTTGCGGATTACGGCATTGCGCAAATCAGCAGCACGCAGCCAGTGCCGGAATTTGCCGGCCAGCTGTGGATCAACCCAACAGACCGCACGGCATATGTGTGGGTCGGTCAAGTATCACCAGCGCAGGGTTACTACCTGCCGCTTAACAATGAGTTTGGCGCTGCTGCCAACCTGCGATTTGGCGGCACCTATAACGCCAATACCAACTTGATCGCCAGTCTGAACACCTACGGTGCATCTGCTGGCTTGACGGTTGGATCAGCGCTATCAGCACCAAGCGCTGCAAGTGCTGGTCTGTACTTGCTGGTCACTACCGCCGGCACGGGCGTATCGCCGGCACCTGCAGTGTCGCTTGACGTTGGCGACTGGATCCTCAGCCCTGGTTCTGGCACCCAGTGGACGCACGTCAACCTTGTTGGTGCTGGCATCAGCGTGATCGATGCTGCTGACGTTACCTTCAATGGTTCGGCGCTAACGCCTGCGATGACAGGCGTTGCTGATGCTGATGCAGCACTGACAACACTGTGGGGCCGCAGTCAAATCGCTACCACGACATCACTTGGTATTGTGCTGGAAAGTGCTGAGATTACTGTGGACAACAGCACTGGAGCGATGGCCGTTGGAGTGGTTGATGAAGGCACTTACTGATGTCCGGCTTCAATTACAGCGATGATCGACTTCCGCGTGGTGGGATCACAGGTGAATTGCTGGTTAAAGTTGCTGCGGCAGATTATTACGTGCAATACAAAACGCTAAGTGAAATTGTTGCCGAGTACGATCTAGAGATTGACGAAGGCGAATACTAGACTGAGCTAGTAACGCCGTCCCGCTGGGAGTTAAGGCATGGCTACTTGGCAGCATCTTCGTAGCAGCACCGCACACAAGCGCCCAACTACTAGTTTGGCTGATGGGCGGATTGTAATCAATACCAACACGGCCAGCCCTGGCCTGTTCTTCAAGGATTCTGCTGGTACGGGCATCGTCAAGGTCGGCCCAGTGCATGTTGGCACGACGGCGCCGAACTCTACACCTGCGGTAGGTGGCAGCACGGGTAACTACCGTGGCGAGCAGTGGCTTGACACGAGTGTCAGCCCGGCACAGATGAAGGTATGGAATGGCAGCGCATGGGTTGCAATTGTTGCCGATGAGCTGCCTGTCAGCAAGCTGCAAGATGGCGCTGCTGGCCAGATCATCCAAACTGACTCTGCTGGTACTGGCGTTGAATGGAGCAATACAACTAACTTGCCGCTTGGCACTGCAACTGCACCTGCCTATAGCTTTCAAGGTGATGCCAACACTGGCATTTATTCACCCGGTGCAGATCAAGTAGCCATCTCGACTAATGGCACGGGGCGGTTGTTTGTTGGTAGTAGTGGGAATATTGGCGTTGGTACAAATACTCCCTCTCGCAACGTACAGGTTCTCACAAGTTCAAATACATTTCAGGCACTTACGTCGTCAACAACATTAGATGCTGGACTGCTTCTTGGCGATACAGATAGCGATTCAAGAGGTCAAGTAAGATACGCGAACGCTGTTGATGCGCTTTTGCTGTATACAGCAGGTAGCGAACGCCTGCGCATCACCTCAGACGGGAAACTAGGCTTGGGGACTAGTGCGCCTGATGGCAAATTAACAGTTGGCGGACCGTCGTCGCATGGAGTCCCTGCATTAGACCTCAGTCCCTATAATGCAAACATCGCGACTACATCGGATATTGTTCTTTCGTCTAACGGTTGTATTTCAGCGTCTTCCAGTATTAGCAATGTAACAACAGGTACAGGCTTTTTTGCTTGGTACAACAATGCTACTGCAGATAACACGGGAACTGATGGCGCAACTCATTTGATGCGCCTTGATGGGCAAGGGCGATTAGGGGTCGGCACTACGAGTCCTGATCTGCGCCTTACTGTTCAAGAAACAGCCACCGCTGCTGGCATTAGCTTGCTTTCTTCCGATGGCAATCCTGGGGGACGCATTGGAACATCCGGCGAAGCAACAACAACAAACGGGTTGGTATTAAACGGAAATCGTGGAAGCGGATCAATCCAACTACAAATAGCAAGCCTAGAACGCGCCCGCATCGACAGCTCCGGCCGCCTCCTAGTGGGGACGTCTACGAGCATTGCCGGAACATTAGGAATTAACGGACAGATTCAGCTACATGGGACTTCAGGAGCCGGTGCAACACAATCAGTCAACAACTGGTCAAGCGTGGGAAGTGATCCAGCAAGAATCTTCCTTGGAAAGAGTTCAAGTGGCAGCGTTGGAACTCGTGGCATTGTTACTTCTGGCAGCCATCTAGGTCTTCTCCGCTTTGCTGGTGACGACGGCGCGAATTTCATTGATGCTGCTCAAATCTCTGCTTACGTAGACGGCACCCCTGGCGCTAATGACATGCCAGGGAGACTGGTGTTCTCCGTTACTGCCGATGGGGCGTCATCACCAACTGAGGCGATGCGTATCAAGAATACGCGTGTAATCAATTTCTCTAACGCTCCCGTCTATGCTGATAACGCTGCCGCCAAAACTGGCGGCCTTGTTGACGGAGATGTGTACCGCACCTCCACTGGTGATCTGAAGATCGTTTACACCTGATGCCCGCATCCGTAAAATCGCCTGATCCAACGCTGCTTTGGTGTACTGGGTGCGAGCAAGCGCTTGCACCTGATTCCTTCTGGCCTGATTCAAATGCAGGTGAAGCGCGCACTGACATCAATGGGATTAAGCGCTCAACTCGCTGCAAGGTCTGCCGTAATCAGGAATACATTCGCATTGATCCACGGCGGAAGCTGCTTTACAACGCACGCAATCGAGCCAAGGATCGAGGCTTGGAATGCGACTTGGAAGTTGACGATATTGTAATTCCCGAGATCTGCCCGGTCCTAGGCATCCCAATCTTTGCTTCTGTAGGCAAGGGTCGCGTCTCGATGAAGGACAACTGGAATGCACCGACGCTGGATCGCATTGATCCGTCAGGCGGCTACACCAAAAGCAACGTAAAGGTCATCTCAGCTCGTGCCAACTTCCTCAAGAATGACGCGAGCTTAGAAGAGGTGGAGGCGATCTACCTCTACATGAAAGCCAACCTCAGCCAGAGCCAGTAACCCTACTCCCTAAGAGGCCGGAGTTAGACACTTCGGTCTCTCTTCCGTAAAGTTCAACCAACACCCACAACACCATGGCCACCACTTTCACCTGGAACATCGCCCAAATGGAGCGGGAGACCGCTGATGGTTTCGTTTTCGTCTGTCACTACACCGTGGACGCCAACGACGGCACCTACAACGCTGGCGCCTATGGTTCCGTAGGCTTTGAACGCCCCAACAACTTGATCCCCTACTCCGACCTGACCGAAGAGATCGTGGTCGGCTGGGTCAAAGATCACTTCGGTGCCGAGAAGGTTGGCGAGATCGAGACCGCCCTTCAGGAGCAGCTCAACCAACAGCACGCTCCCACCACTGCACCTGGCCTGCCGTGGGCGGGCTGATCATCAGCGCATGGCTAGGCGGGGTTTTCCTCGCCTACTGTCTTGTTGCAATTAACCCGCGCAATGACTGATGGCAGTTAAAGCGAAAGCTGGCACCGCAAGTATTGACAGGCCGGCGCCAAAGCGTAAGCGCACGCGGCAAGGCAATGGTCAACACAGCAAGCCTCGCGGTACGCGCAAGTTGCGCAAAGGGCAAGGCCGCTAGCGCTGCTGCGTCACAGGGGCAGCGTTGAAATGCAAAAGCCGGCCGGAGAACAGTTCAACTCCGACCGGCACTGCAATAGATAGAAACACGGCGAGGATCACGACTTGACCCATGCGTGTTTCAAGTGTGCCAAGGCGCTTGAAGATGTCCGTTTTCTCCTCGTCATCACGCTTCTTATCCTCGGCGCGTTGCTTGAGCGCCATCTCCAGCGTGGTCTTGACTTCAATCAGCAGCCTGTAGATCTCTAGGTGCGAAACCTCATCCCGTTCCGCCATGACTGAGGCAGCTGCTGTACTCGCTTAGTGTAGGTAAGCTGTAGGCACGCTTCACCGATAACAATGGACTTCCTCCATCACCCGGCATTCTGGATCGTCGTGGCAGCCGCTTCTGAGCTGATCGCGCTCAGCCCGCTCAAAAGCAACAGCGTGGTGCAGCTGGTGATCCAAGCGCTCTACGCACTGAAGCCCGAAAAAAAGGGCTGATCCCACCGGATGCACGCTGGCTCAAGCGGTGGTCTACGCGATCACCGCTTGATGACTTGCGCCGGTACGCCAATGAACGTGCAACGCCGGCGCGCATTACCATCGCCGAGCAGCAGTGGCACGCGGCGCAGCCGGTGGACCCTAAGCCGGTGATCACGCATCATCCGGTTGACGATGGCGACAGCCGCTTGCTAGGCGGCGCAATGGAGATCCGCGCACCTTGGAGAGATGACACAAAACAAAATCCGCCTAGTTGACCTTTTTCGGTTCTACAAGGGCTTGCCTCACCAGATGGCGGCAGTTACCGAGCTGGAAGCGGTCATCAACAACGCCAACCCCCATATACTGGGCCGCGATCAGGGCTGGTTCAAGACCTGGAGCGTTTCAGGAAAGCAGAGCAGTTTTTCCAACAGCTGGGAAGGCGTGCTTGAGGCGGCCCGCATCGCTGGCGCCAAGTTCCCTGAACTTGTAGCCGCTCAGTGGGCGCTGGAATCCGGCTACGGAAAATTCACATCCGGCCGCAATAACTTCTTTGGACTCAAGGGTGACGGTAGCGACAAGAAAACCCAAGAGTTTATCAACAACCAATGGGTTACAATCACCGACAGCTTTATCGACTTCCCTGATCTGCTGTCTTGTGTGACGTACCTAGTTGATCACTGGCACAAAGATTACAAAAACTACAAAGGGTGCAATAACGCAGCAACTCGAGAGGAAGCAGCAAAGTGGTTGCAAAAAGAAGGCTATGCGACTGATCCTAGCTATGCCGGTAAGTTAATTGATGTGATGAACCGGCACGCCAAGAGGCAGCCGGAGGTGCAGCAGGATGCAGTGCTGCTGCAGGTGCCGTATGAGCTGCAGCATGACAACCGCTCAGGTGCCGGTTACCGCGAGTGCTTCAGCTCTAGTGCTGCGATGGTGGCGCGGTTCTATGGCAAGGTCGCTAACGATGATGCATACAACGCCATCCGTCAGCGGTTTGGTGATACCACCGACGCAATAGCGCAAGTGAAGGCGCTCAACACCCTGGGCCTTGTCGCGCAGTTCCGCACTAACGCAACAGTGGAGCTGCTGGAGGCTGAGCTAGAAGCAGGTCGGCCGGTGATGGTTGGCTGGTTGCATCATGGTCCAGCATCACGTCCTACAGGCGGCGGGCACTGGAGTGTGGTGGTTGGGGTGACGCCAAAGGCATTCATCCACAATGATCCCAACGGTGAAGCCGATCTAGTCAACGGTGGCTACGTCAACGCCACCGGCGGGCGCAGTGTTGCCTATAGCCGCCAGAACTGGCTGCGGCGCTGGCTGCCGGATGGGCCATCCTCCGGCTGGTGTATCACGGTGCGACAGTAGACTGCAACCATGATCACAGCAGCACGACTATCGCCGGAGCTGCTGGAGGTGCGGATCCCGTACAGCAGCCTTAAGGAGCAAGCCACTT